CAGCTGTCTGCGCAGCGCTGCTGCTCCCGCCGCTGTCGGTGGCACCGTCGACCCGCCCGGCCCGGACGTTCCGGGAACTACACCGGAACCGGTCGTGCTTATCTGCCCTAGGTACTTCCGCAAGTCCCCGGCGAAACCCGGGTGCCCGCCCGGTAGCTTGTTGAGCCCCTGATCTGAGGCAGTCCTGATCTCGGATCGCGCGGTCGCGCCAAGGTGATGCAGCGCGGTAGTGGTCAGCCCCGCACCGGACAATGCCGCGTATGCGGCCTCCTCGGCGGCTTGCCGTTTCGCCAGGGTAACCAGTTCACCGATAACCGTTTTCGTGCGGTATTTAGCCGGGCCGGTCGCGAAACTGTTCACCAGCCCGAAGTATTTGACGCGTTCCCGCGTCTGTTCCGCCGAAAGAGTTGACCGCAAACCAGCCGTCCCACCGGACGCGTAACCGGGAACCAGGCCACCCCTGGCGTACCAGTGGTTCGCCAGTTCATGCTGCTCGGCCCGGATCGGGTCACCGTAAACCGACTGGATGTAGCCGATCATCCACCGGATCTGCGCGGTCGGGTTGGACTGAGGTGGGTTCGCCGCGGCGCCCATCTTCGATGGGGGTAGCGCCTGTGGGATGCCGTAAGCCCCTGAGCTGGGGTTCCGGGCGAACTGGTTCCACCCGGCCTCCTGCATTTCCAGCGCGTTCCACGCAGTCCACTCCGCCCCGGAACCCCAGGCGGGCATCAGTTTCCGGGCTAGCGCAGCGTTTGCGGACGGGGCGCCACCGCCGGGTCCTGGTGAACCCGCACCGACGGCCGCGGCGGCCTTCGCCGATGCGGCCTTCGCCGCTGCGATCGACTTGTTCACGTCGGCGAGCATCGCCTTGGCGGAGAAAACCTCCGCGAACCGTGCTACCGCGCCGGGACCGGCGCCGATTCCCTTGTCTAGCCCGATAAAACCACCGGATGCGAAACCGGGGATCCGGCCGCGCAGATGATCCACCATCCCGGCCTGGACCATTTGGGTCGGGACGATCAGCTCACCCTTGGACACCCGGGCGATCACGTCGTCAGCGGTCGGAGTGGAACCGGCAGCGACATACATGCCCCGCGCGGCGGGCCCGGCGGTGAACCGGACGTTACCCTGACCCGCGGCAGTCCCGGTCCCGGTGATAACCACCGAACCGGAACCGCCCGCATGCACCTCGATGTCCGTGGCGACTTTCGCCGGGACAGATTGCAGCTTCCGGATCAGACCGTCTACCAGCCCCGTCGCGGTCTTCGAGGACAATCCCGTAGAGACCAGATCGTTGATGAGCTTCTGCCGAGCGCCCTTCTCCGCGTCCGACTTTATACCATGATCCACGATCGCCGTAGTCAAGCCGATCAGGCCGTTCCTCGCGACCGGACCCCTGTTGATGAGCGTCTGGATGTCATTGTTGATCGACTGCCGGGCCGCATGCGTGGCTAGCGCCTCGCGGCCGTTCAGATCGAGCTGCCCGGTGATCGCGTTGAGAATAGCCGAAGCTTGCGGCCCGGTAATGTTGAGGATCTTCAGGTCGTCCAGCAATGTCTGCCGGTCCCTGTGCCCCTGCGCGGTGGTCGTGTCCGCGTTCTTCACATCCAACGCGAACTGGTTCATCGCGCCCTGCAACCCGACCGCGTTCTGCACCGCCAGCGACATGTCCTTCGTCAGGTCCTGCGACAGGGTGGTGCCAAGCTTCTGCGCGTCCAGGCTCATATTCGAGAACGAAACTGCCGCGTCACCCGCGGCCTTCTGCGCCGCACCCAGCGGATCCGCGGTCTTCCCCGCCCATTTCGCCAGTTCTTTCAGGTTCGTCGTAGCAGGGCCGCCGGCTTCCTGTGCCAGCGCGGAAATCTCCGCCGCGGCCGCCTTGTTAGAACCCGCCATCGGGATCATCACTTGCACGACATTCTTGATCGCGGAGACCTGCTTATCCGAGGCGGTCCCGGTTAGCCGCATCGCGTCGGCCATCTGTGTCGCGGCGTTGAACGTGTCCTGGAAGTCGGTTTGCAGTTGCAGCGACGCGTCGGTCATCTTCCTCGACACGGTGGCGAACCCGGTGCCCAGCCCGGTCATCCGCGCACCCGCCACGCTCGCGTCGTTACCGAACCGCTTCAGCGTGTTCGCAAACGTCAAGAACCCACTGACCGGCCCCGCCACGATCTTAGTGAACTGATCGAACGCCGAGTTCAGCGTCTGCACGTTCTTCAACTGGTCGGACTGTGCGATGGTCAACACGTTGATGTCATTGGCGAGCTGGGTGGCGCCCTGCCCCATGTTCGCGTAACCCTGGACCACCCCGGCGATCTGCTGGACGGCCACTGCCCATACCTTATTGTTTTTGGACTCAAGGTCCGCGACTTTCACACCAGCGACCGCCGCCAGCGCCTCCGCGCCGGCCAGCCCTTGAGTTCCGAACTCCTGAGCGACCTGCGCAAGGTGACTTGTCGTCACGGTCAACGTCCCGACCAGTTCTTTATGCTTACCGGTCAGTGCGTTTACCGATTCCGCCGCGCCCGCTACCCCGTCACGGAGCTGCCCGGCCCGGCCCGCGAAAACCGTCGTTGACCGTGCCGCTGCGTCAGACGAATTAGCGACCTTCTTATTAGCGTCCGCTAGCCCCTTATTTGTCAGGGTTAGCTGCTCGCCGATAACGTTGATCGCGGTAAAGACGGTCGCGCTCGCCGATAGCTGACTAATCGAGTCGATCAGCCGGTGTGTCGCATCCCTGGTATGCGCGATCGCGACCGCTATACCGACGATCGCGACCGCGCCGATCACTGCCCACGTCCACGGGTTCAAGAACAACGCGCCGAACGCCTTCGTCAGCGAAACAACCCTGCCCGGCAGCGCCTTCAGGTTCGTACCCAGGTCGGAGAATACCGCGCCCAGACGCTGAAACCGGGTCGAGCTACCCGCCGCGGCCAGGTCCGCCACCGCGGTCCCGGCTGCTTTCGTCCCGGCCGCCGCCGCGGCCATCCGGCCGAACGGGCGCAGAAGCGCCGTCATCGCCGAAGCGGCCAGCCCCGACCACAAGTAGATACCGTGCAACGCGACGACCGTCGCCAGGATCGGCAGCGGGACCTTCGTGAACATGTCGAACAGCTTCGCCGCTGCCCCGACAATGTTCAGCAGGATCTCCGCGATGTGCGTCTCCTGCGTAACCCGGATTAGCTTCCCGAATGCGTCTCCCAGCGACGAAGCGATCCTGCCGAACGCTTGCAAATCCCGCGCGCCCACCTTGAAGAAGTTCGACAGGCCATTGCCGCCAGACGTGGCGAGGACAGTTATCTTCGCGGCGAAACGGTCGATCACCGCGCCCGTTTTGACGGCTAGTTCACCGAACAGTCCCGTCTGCGTATGCGCGATCGCGATCGCGTCGCCGTACAACTGCCACACCTGGGGGCGAACCGTAGCGTGCAGCTTCTCCAGGTTCCCCGTCATCGGCGGGATCGTCGTATTCAAAGCGTCCGAAACCGTGTGAATATTCTGCAACCGCTGGTACACAGCGCGGGCCGCGTCGGACCCGGCGATACCGAACGCGGCTAGCCCGGCCGCGGCGGTCAGCAACGCTGGGATGATCACGGCCAGCGACTCGATCACTGTGTCCAGGGCAATGTGCCAGCCGGAAACGAAACGCAACCCGCCGAACAACGCAACCCGTGCGGTCAGCGCCCCCAACCCGAACCGGCCGAACGCCCCCGCCCCCTGGATCAGCTTCGCGGTCGTCACGCCGATCTCAGGGTTCAGTCGTTTCGCCGCCTCTTCCAAACCGAGCAGCCGCCCCTTCAGGTCAACCTTCCCGCCGATCTTCAGGTCAGCAGCATCACGTTTCAGCTGGTCAATCGCCGACTCCGACACGGCGATCGCCGTGATCAACCTCCGTATATCAGCGCCGACCACGACCTTCCGCGCGTATGCCTGCAAAACCTCGATCTTCGCGAGGACAGCGTCGAGTTCCGCATCGGCTTTCGCCCGGTCAACATCGAGTTGCAACCCGTCAGGGTCACCCAGCGCGGCACGTAGATGAAACGCCCGCTGTTCCAACCGGGCTATCTCGAACAACGCCTGCTTCGCGTCCGCGTCGATTTTTATCCCTGAGGCTTCCTCCCGCAATTTAGCGAGATTCGCCCGCTCCCGCGCGATCGCCGCGTCCAGCTTGGCAGTGTCCGCTTCCATAGTTATATGCGCGACTACGTCGGCCAGTTCCTTCAGTTGCAGCTGCAACTTGCGTATCGTCGCCTCGGCTGGTTTGCTGTTCGCCCCGATCTTGATCTCGGCGAGCTGACGAGACAAGTCCGTCATCCGGGCCTTCAGCGCAGCGATCTGCGTCCGCGCCTGCGCCGTGTCCGCTGTGATCGGGATCTTCCCGTCGATCCCGGCTAGGGCCTTCTTCACCCCGGCGAACGCCTGGGCGCGGAACATCGACGTGTCCGCTTCGACCGCGACGAATACCTCACCTATGCGGCGGCCAGCCACATCACACCTGACCCTGGAGAGCCCACAGGGACTCCATCAGGAACGGAAACGGCCGCGCCCCCGGATGTTTCACGACAGGACCGAAATACCCGGTTGCATAGTTCGACAGGGACCACGGGCCCAACGATTCGATGACATGCGGCTTAGTGCCCTTCTCCAGGAAAATCGCCGCACCCGCCGCTGAAATACCCGACCATGGCGTGTCGGCACCCGTCGCTCGCAGAAACGACTCGATCGACGCTGCCGTGCCACCCGGCGGGGTTGACGTGCCCGGCCTGCCGCTCTTACCAGGCGACCCCACCACCCGCTTCCGCACGTTACCCCGCGCGTTAGCCGCACCCCGGGCGGCCAGCTCCGCCATCAGATGCGCGACAGGACCCGCCGGGTCATTCAGGAAAGCGCGGATCTCAGCCTCACTGAACCGGACCTTAGCCATAGATCTCCCCGTCCCACTGAATACCCTGAGCCGCCAGATGTTCCCGCAGCTGCTCCTTCGCCGTCGACTCGGAACCCCGCTCCGCATACAGCTCAGCCATGAATTCCTCCCGCTGCTCCGCATCAAGCGACTCGGTGATACACGCCAGCGCTAGGTTGCACGCTTCCCGCGGGGTGAGCGCCTTGATACCCCGGCCTGTCTTGTAGATCTGACCGCCGTCGAATTCCGCGAAGTGTCCCGCCGTCCAGTGGAGGAGCCGGAGGGCGACCCGGTAGGGCGCGCCGCGATCACCTTGATCGCCTGCGCCACGACATCCATCAACTCATCCGCGTCAGCCTTACACCGAACCGCGTGATCCTGGAACCGCTCCCAGTCCCCCTCATCGGCGAACACGCAATCCCGCGCAGTCGCACCGGTACCCGCCGTCTTACAGCCAGGACACTCCCCGCACGGCTCATCCGCCTCCAAGATCACGTCCCGAAGAATCTCATACAAAGCCGAATACGCCCGCTCATCATCGGTACGCAGATCCGCCGCATGACTGAACTTCAGCAACGGCATCAACCCGACCTTCTCCGCGACACGAAAATCCTCCCCAGCCAGCGTGACAACCCTGGCCGGGGAGATGACTTCACCGGAAAGTTCCGGGTCTGCTGCGGTCTGAATCTCGATCGCGGCACGTTCGGCCGCGTCGCCCATCTCGACGTCATAGTCCACCGGGATACGAACTCCTTTACTTGTAGCATGAGTGGTGCCGTCCCCCAGCGACCCGGCAGCGCCCCCATGCAGGGGCGCTGCCGGTTACAGCTTCGCTGCCAGAGCAGCCCGCACCTGATCGGGGTAATGCTCCGTCACAAAAGCGATCAGATCCTCCAGACGCTGACCACACGGCTGCACCTTCACAAACAACTCCAGATTCTCCGGGCGGTTATCCGTCTTGATACCGTTCTTGTGATGCACGTTCTCGAACGGCAGCAGCGGGCGGCCCAGCTCCTCCTCCATCACCTGCCGGTGCTCCAGCACAACCGTGCCGCGCAACTTGAACACCACGTAGCCCTGATTGTTGAGCCCGCGCCAGCCTGTACCGGAACGAGCCCGGCGCAGCGGAGCCTCAGGATCGCCGTAATCACGCCAGCGCGCATGGTGGTAGAAACACCAGCCCCGCGCATGCATGTCAAGATCACAGCCATCGACGGAACAGTAAAGCTCCACCGGCGGCGGAATATCACCGTGCGGCGTATCACCGCCATTACTCGGATGGCCCCCGTCGAACGGGTCACCCTTAAGCCGCGACCGCTGGTAGTGAAAGCCGCACAATTTCTTCGCCATGAACGTACGCGGACAGCCAGCGACGGAGCACATGCATTCCGCGCGGGGAGCCGTCCGGAACGGTATCGTCTCTTTCGCCATACAGAAGACGATACCAGTTCCAGAAAGCTTTGAGAAGCGTTTGCTCAGGTACCAGCGATACCGGAGGCCGGGTAGCGTATGATCGGCGTCGCAGCATTCCAGGTGCTCTTGAGCGACACAGCCGCCGAGACACCACCGGAAACCGAGTAGTCCGGCAGGACCGCGCCGAAGAAGTACTGGCCAGGGCCCGTACCCTGAACACCGACCGTCGACGGGTATAGGTACATGTTCCGAGACAGACCGTCTGTGGCAGCGACATACGTCTGCGCCGTGGCAGTGTCATAAAACCCCGAGAAGTCCCCCGAAGCGTCCGGAAGACCAGCGACCCAGATCAAGTTAGGATCGCCCATCGCGGTCACGTCGACCTTGTTCACGACAAAGTTGATACTCCAATCTGTCAGGAAGGCCATTGGTGACGCGATTGCAGTACCAGTTGCGAGGCCCCCACCGGGACCCGTGACGCCGATGTAGACGATCCCGTTGCGGCCATGAATTCGACTCATAGTAGGTTCCACGCCCTTCTGTGTGGGTGTATACTAGGTTTTATGCCTACAGCTAAGGGCGTATGCCCAGTTGGTAACCACCCGTTTGAGTACGAGATCAAAGCGGGCGCCCACCAGGTGTACTGCACTCCGAAGCACGCCTGGAAGGCTTCTGCCCAGCGACAGAAGGCCCGCAAGGCACTACTGGAGCTGAGGATTTGCGCACGGTGTAAGCAGGAAAAACCGCGCGAGGCGTTCGGTGGCCCTACGGCAACGTACTGTCGGCCTTGCGCCACCGAATACGAGCGTGAGCGACGATCAGCCCACGGTAAGCAGGACCCCATCTACACTCGGATGCTCAATCTGCGCCGGTACGGCCTGACGCCAGAGCAGTTCGATACGATGCTGGCCGCGCAGGGCGGCCGGTGTGCGATCTGCCGCACTGGCTCACCTGGGGGTCAGGGCTGGCATGTGGACCACAATCACTCCTGCTGCAACACGCGGAAGCGGAGCTGCGGGAAGTGCACGCGCGGGATCCTGTGCTCTCGGTGTAACATCGCGATCGGGAACCTGCGGGACGACCCCGTGATCATCCAAGCTGCGCTCGACTACGTTTCCATTCGTCGTACGCGATCTGAGTCAGGACTTCCTTGACTTTCCTGACGCGATCCATGTCATACCTGTTGGCCTTGCCCATGGCCCGCGTGTAAGTCTCCAGTGCACATCTCAGATCAGGTTGCCCTGAGTACAGATCGTGCTTACGGGTGTAACCGAACACCCCGGCGACGGCGTCACCGTCACCGACGCCGTCCTCTCCAGCGCATTTCGGCGGAGTCCTGCGGAATTCTGCGGCCAGATCGGACCTGGAGCATATTTGGCACATGGAGACACATACACCCTCTCTACCGGCTACGGCCACGCCCCTTCGGGCGGCTCCGTCCGCGGTTTCATCGGAGGCCAGCATGCTGGGCCACATCCGTCAGGAGTGTGATCGGCTGGGTCTGGTCGCCTACCACACGGTCAACAGCCAGGGCAGTGACCCTGGCTTCCCCGACCTGCTGATAGCAGGCAAGTCGATAATCTTCCGCGAACTCAAACCCCAGCAGGGGGATCTGCGGTGGCATCAGCGCAGGTGGTTCCACGCCCTCCGCACCGCCGGGTATAGCTGCGAGGTATGGCGGCCGGGTGACTGGTGCAGTGGACGTATTCGGCGCGAGCTGGAAGTGCTCGTACCGCCGGTGCCCTTCACGCAGCTTTCCCTGTTCGAGGAGGTGGCCTGATGCCGATCCCACGAGAGGATGACTGGGAGGTGTACGAAGATCCCGACGGGCGGGGACCCGTTATCGTCCGTAAGCGTCGTCCGTGGCCTGTCCCGATACCGTACCTCGGTGGATGGGAGGACGAGCAGGAGGATGAGCTGGACGAGGCGGCTTAGTCTTCCAGTAGTTCCAGCAGCCGCTTCGCGTTGCTGGTGAACGTGCGGTCGGCGATCGCCTCCCGTGCTTTATGCGCCGCCTCGTCCCGCTCAGCATCATGAGCGAGCCACCAGCGGATCTGCTCCCCGGCGTCTTCCGGCCCGGAAAACGTAGGCAGCATGTCCAGCAGCTCGTCCCCCTCCGCGCGCGGGTCACGCAGATAGAACAAGCCGCACGCCGACTGTTCCACCTCCCGCGGACCCATCGCCCATGGGACGGCTTGGGTATCGACATCAGCATCGTCGTATTCGCGGCGGTAAAAGTTGATACCGCACTTCGCGTTGCGGTATACCTCGGCTGCCTCGTAGTTCGGGACGCATTCCTCAATGTCATGGCCCATGAACTGCCGTAGCGGCGAGTGCTGCGCGAGGGGCCAGCAGCCACCCAGCAAAACGTCCAAGTCGGCCAATTTCATTCGCTCGAAAAAATCGATGCGGGACGCAAACCCCGTTCCGATGAATGCTAGGTCCGCTGCGAGTTCGGTGTTGACGGGGCCGGTCCGGGGGTAGTGTACGGATGGCCTGTAGGCGTGTGGCGCGTATTCGGCGGTGACTCCCAGGTCCCGGTACTGTTCGATGTTTACGGGGTCATTCAGCAGGACCAGGTCGGCGCACTGCGCCCGCTCCAGTTGCATCTTCTCCTGATAAGGCGATTCTGTGCCGAGCAATACTACTTTCATCCGCCGGGACTGGATTAGCCCCATAATTCCAGGAGTCACGAAGAACCCTGAAATGAACAGAATAACATCAGGCCACATTGCCAGTGCCGCATGTGATAGTCCCTGCATCGCGGCGCGGAGCGCATCCTCGTCGTTCATCGCCCGGCGGACCAGCGGGTGTCCCGTTTCGTCCACGTCGCCCGTGGAAATCAAAGCATGACCGTAAAACTGAATACGGTCATCACTATTGAAACTGGCAACTTCACACCCAAGACCACGTAGTGCCTCAACCCAACCATCATGCACATCAGCCACAGAAAAATTGGGCCCGGGATGCACCACTAGAATCCGCACGGAAGTATCACCCTAACCTTTAGGTGTGGTATTATTTAGGTTGGCAATGGATTGGCTCGGTTGGGCTAGGCGGGGAACTGGCCCGGCGTGTCGTGGCAGGGTTAGGAATGGATAAATCAGTGTGGTGCGTACGCTTATAGGTGCGCACCACACTGAACTAGAAATGAGCAGCCCATGTATTGTTGCCCGCTGTATTCCACCAAACCGTATGAGCTAACCTGCAAGACGATCGCGAATTCCACCGCCCCGGCGAGGGTCGAGTCGGCTTGCACCGCAGCGCAGATGCTCTTAGTTCCTGACGACGCCACGTAGTCGTCGATGAGGTCTTGGCCGGTCAAGTCATTCGCGGCGGATACCAGGACGACGGCGAGCAGGTTGACCTGGGTTTCACCGTCCATGGTCTGCCCGTAGAGGATAGCTGGCCGGTTCGGGATTATCACTCCGATAGGCGGTACTACCTGGCCGGGTGCGGTGGCGTGGACATTCAGCCCGGTGGTGGATAGCTGGGTAGCGAGCGCAGCCCGGATCGCTTTGACGTTAGCCATCGGGGTTCAGCTCGCCCCGGAACGAGGTACGCCGGTCGATTTCCGTACCGTAGTCCAGCACCAGGTACGGGTCGTTCCCGGGGCCGTGCGCCGGCGCGTAGGGGCGTTCTCGCCGTTCGTCGACGTGCTCACCCGTGGCCGTGACATACCCGCCGGGTACCTTATGAACGATGATGAAGTTTTCCATCCGCTCGTGCAGCTCGACCTTGCCGATCATCTCGAACAGCCACCACTGCCACGACCTGCGGTCGTAGGTCGCCGGGGGTACCGGGAAGTAGTGGTTGACCCGCAGGATCCGGTCCGGTTTGTATGAGTCGGGGCCGCACCGTTGCACGACTAGTGTCAGCCCTTTGCTGCCCGGGTCCCGTTCGAGCAGGTCTTCCAGCCAGATTTTCCAGCCTTCGGGTTCCCGGTAGGAGAGCTGTGTGACAAATTCAGCTAGTTCATGCGGGTATGGTGCGTGCTGGCTCATGACCGACATGGTCAAAACCACGGTGTCATTACGGCCATGCGTGCGAGTCAACCTTTCCTCACCCTTTCCCGCGTTGTTTCCCCAGGTACAGGTGGTATTGTTCCTGGATGTGCGCCGCGGTGACCGGTTTCTTGCCGTGCAACGGATGGTGTTTACGGCACAGATGGTGGGTGATACCGGC